GTGAGTGATCCAACGAAATTTCTTACGCTCAAAGTCAAACAAATTCGTTGGAATACGTCTACGCCCACGAAGATGATTAAGTACGCCGATCTCGTTATAGGTGGTCAGACGATTCAGCGCATCACCGGAGAGTACATATACATGTATAACCAACTACACTACACACAAAATGATGCAGACTTTACCCTCGTGGCAACCACACTCCATAACAGTTATCCAATCATCAATGATGCCACGTATCCACAGTACACGAACTTTCAAAAATACAAAGTACAATTACCTTTCTATTTTCACAGACACCCGAGTCTCGCGATTCCCGTGTGTGGATTAAGAAGCCAACTCGTGGAAGTGAAGGTAAAATACAGACCCGTGAATGAACTCACAGTGGAGTATGATTTAAGTACATCCGCGTATTCCACTACATCCATAACGTGCGACGTGCAATTAAGAAATATGAGTTTGTTCACAGATTTCGTGTACCTCACAGAAGAGGAGAAGAGTTTCATACTCACGAGACCCATCGAGTACGTGATAACTCAAACACAAGTCGCGGAGATACGCATGAACCCAGGTGTTTCTAAGCGTTCGGTGATGATCAATTTCAAACATCCAGTCAAAGAACTGTTTTTTATTGCCACAAACGACACAACGCGAGCACACGTACCCATAAAATATGTAAATCTGAAATTCAATAATAACACTGTGATAGATGCAGACAATCTTCAGCTCTCCGCGGAACAGCCATTACGACACCACACAAACGCCATAAACGAAAACTTTGAGTTCGGTGTGTACAGTTTCTCTTTGAAACCGGAAGCGTATTACCCGACCGGTCAAGTGAACATGAGTCGTGTCATTCACAAACTTCTTGAGGTTGAATTGGATGGACCAAACGCATCGCACCATCACACGCTCCGCGTATACGCATCGAACTATAATGTGCTTCGAGTAAATGGTGGCATAGCTGGTTTAAAATTTTAGAGTCTAATATTAGTAATGGCCGGTAGAGTTCAATTAGAGGCCGTGGGTCCACAGGACAGGTTGTTCACAGATGACCCAGAATACACGTATTTCATAAAAAATTTCAAAAAGCATGGAAACTACTCCAAGTTTTACACAGACTTGGAGTTCGATGGACGCATCGAGTTCGGTGAAGAAGTGCGATGCACCATTCCACAAGACCAAGGAGATCTGCTCAAAGGTGTGAGTCTTAAAATTACACTTAATCCAATCGATCAAGGTTTAGTGAGTGGATACGATCATATCACGTATTGTGAATCCATAGCGCAAGCCATGATAGAGTACGCTGATATTTACATAGGTGGCTCTCTCATACAACGTGTACCTTCGGATATGTTAGCTATACATTCCGAATTGTGTGTCACACAATCTAAGCAGAGATCCCTGGCAAAACTCGTGGGTAAACCATTCCAAATATTCTCCGTGTTTGATGATTATTACAAACAAATAAGAGAAAACCTCCTCGCTGAATCGAAGGTTGAGACATCTTATAGAGTCGATATCCCTTTCTATTTTCACCAGTATCCAGAACTCGCGATACCTCTGTATGCCATCACTAAACAGGAAATAGAGATCGTCATAAAATTGCGAAAGGCAGAGGAGTGTATATTCGCGGTGATCGACCATTCCACAAATGATACGAGTGAGAGTTACTACATAGGTCAAAACCCAACGGGGCTCATTAAGGACATGAAACCCACATTTGAAATGGTGAGTCTCGATGAAAAAACAAAGCGATTCCCAGATCGCGTGGATTACGTGATAACACAGACGCAACAAAATCAAATAGATTTGAATGCGGCGGATGGCAGATACAACGCGGCGCTCGAGTGTAACGAACATGAAGCCCGTCTAGAATTTAGAAATTCAGTCAAGGAATTGTTTTTCATCGTACAAGATAAGTTTGATAACGATCCGGAGACTGTGAACGATTTCGCGACACCTTTCCAGTATTCTTCTTTGTCCAACTTTGACAGTCATAAACTTTTCACAAACAGCGAACAAGTCAAGTACATCGGTTTGACATTCGATGGAGATGAGGTTCTCAATGACGTCACTGGAAATTTGGTACACATAAGAGCTATACAGCCAGGTAAACATCACTCGAGAACACCCATTTATCGCCGTTTTTACATGTATAATTTTGGGTTAGAACCAGAACGCTGGTACCCCACGGGTCAATTGAACTTCTCTAACATAAAGAATCAATTGTTGAAAATCGGACTTTTCGACTACCCATCCACACCAGACAAACAACTTAGAGTGTACGCGCAAAGTTATAACATACTCCGTGTGGAGAACGGAACTGCTAAGCTTTTATTTGAAACATAATGAAGACAGGTTTTGATCTCACAGGCGACGCGAGTGCTCAGAACGAGCAACTCGCCAAAACAATGATTGATATCATCACTCCCGTGATTGAAAAAGGTATGATGCTCGCGGCCGAATACGCCAAGGCGTGTGGGCGAAATGCGGTACTCATGCAAGACGTGGAATACGCGATGAAGTATTGCGCCATGCATGAAGTAGGACAGCACATCGGTTCGTATTTCCCAGAGATATACGAAGATGATGGAGATGAGGAAGACGACGTGGACATCATCGAAGAAGGTGAAGTGGAATTCACGCGGTACACAGGCGATGATCCGAGATTCAAGGCTATCAATGATGCAAAAGATTCTTGGGACACGTGGGTTCCATCGAATCCGTCGGAAGAACTTATAAAAAATGCTATAGATAGTAATGGACAATGACCCAGAAGGATGGACCGAAGTAGAGTATAAGGAGTTCAAAGCAGACGACGCAGACTCGGACTCCGATTCAGAATCGGAATCGGAGTCGGATTCAGACAAACCAAAGATGAAAGGGTATCAGAAGAAGGAATATAAGAAGATACTTTTTGTGGAGGAATTACTCCCAGAATAAATTTTCTATGGCTAATATATAAAATGTCTACCGCTGCTGAAACCGTTACTCTCGTCAGCCAAGAGCTCGAATCCCAATCCTTGAACGCCGTTGCCGCTGGCTTCTCCTTCGCCGCGGCCCTTTCTTGGATGGACCTCGTCCGCTGGATTGTCAACCAAGTCATCAGCGTCAAGAAGAATGGTGGCATGAACTACACGCTCACCGCCCTCTTCACGACCTTGTTGTCGATCCTCGTCTACTTGGGATTGTCTCGTGTCTCCACTCGCGTCCAAAAGCCAACGCAACCACTCTACGCGGTTACCCGCTAAGTTTTCTTTTTGGTCACAAGCAACAGGACGACACCGACAAAAACTATCAAAAATATGGATACGAAAGCATCCCATCTACGCACATCCTCAAACTCAGGGATGTGCACGGGTGGTGGAAGGGAAAAGTCCTTCTCAACTTTAGGCACATTCTCCAATTTATCAGTAGAACAAGTCAAATTTAGTTTAAGTATGTGATTCGCGTTTCTAAAATCATAGGGTATCAAACGCCCGTTACTACTGTAATAGAATTGTACGCGTATGTTCGAAATCGTTTTTTGTACCCCAGAATCAAAATTGTGTTCGATGGCATCTTCGCTTCCCGAGTAATTTATCACGTCTCCAGACACAAGTATTTTGCCCGTGTAAAAGGGTGTGTCTGAATACACGGTCTTGTTAAACTCGTCAGATCCACTACTCAATTTAATGACGAATGCATCTATACCTTGAAGGTTAATTGAACCTGTTTTCAAACTGTTACCGGATGAGTGTTCGTTATCAGACGTGAGACCGAATACGTCATGTGGAGTCGTGTACGTATTAGAAGACGTGTATCCGTGTATACCGTCGTAGAATCTAAACGTGAAATCACTCCCCGCCGTGAACTCTATATCATTCGTAGCGGAGGTATACGTAGCGCCGTTTATAATGGAAGATTTGCTATTAATTTCGCTCGCGAGTTCAGTGCCGCTATAGTTTCCGTTATCAAGTGTGATGGTTTCTGTGAAAGACGCCGTGTTTAAGGTAAACGTGTTGTTTCTGTCGTGTATCAACAACTGACTGTTGTGAATTCGAGCAGACACGAGAGATATTTTAGACACGTTATACACGGGGTTTTTCAGGTGTATGACATAGTCGCTAGGATCCGGGTAGAGAACAGGGTCTCTATCACCACTATCTATGTCTAAGGTATGGACCTTCATTAAAATATATGGACAATATTTTAATGAGTGTATTACTCTAAAATTAGGCTAAATTAGCACAAGTGGTGTGCCAATGGGTTGTTCATGAGTTGACGCTTCGCGACACTGAGACTCGCCTGAGAAGCGTGTGGGTTTTCGTTACCCTTGTATGGGTTGAGATCGTGGAAAGACGTGTTCGTGTACTGTTGCGTCCATGCACCGCTTTGTGGGTTCACGCGACCATCCACGCGAGTGGTATCCGAACGAACCGCGGTGAGCATGCCACCTTGATTGAGTGCGCTCGCACGGACATTCATACGACCTGGATTCGCAGCACGGTTCGCCTTACCACGGCGTTCATCTGGACGGAAACCGTACTTTTGGAGTTCTTCCACGGTGTACCCCGAGCCGTACACGCGCTTTTCGCCGATGGCGGCTGCTGGAGACTCCAAGTAACCGTGTCTGTAACTGTTAATACCTGGTTGTGGCTGGTTCATGTACGCATATTGTTCGATGTTACCATCCTTCTTGTTTCTCGTTGGATCTTGGGAGACCGTATTCGCTGGAACGAAACGCTTCGCGGGGGCGACATTGAGCGTATCCGTTCTGAGACCAGTCTCAGAACGGTTGGTAGTACGCTTTGTGCGTTCATGTTCACCTCTACCAGTGCGCCCCGACATGCCTTGTGCGCGACCCAAGGTAGTTGGAAGACGTTCTGGAAGGTACGCCGTCTTTTCTGGTCGGTTGTGAGACACGAGACCGACCAAACCACGGCGACCACCCTTAGAATCGTACGCTGGACCAGATCTACCTGGGAGTGTCGTCAATCTGTATGCACCCACATTTTCTGGGTTCACACGCAAAAGCTGTTGGTAACCCCCATAGGATGGCACATTTGGATCGACACCGAGACCTGGACCAACCAATTGTTTCTCGACGGGAGAAACATTGTTCATCCTGTTGTTATCCACAAAGTATTGGTCCGCTCTATTTCGGAGCTGTTCACCACTCGTTCTGAATTGTGGGGCAATCTCCCCGAAATTTGAAACAGCGGCCTTTTGTCCTTGTGGAATTTCGACTTGTTCAATCGGGTAGTTCTTTGGCTCAACCACCCGATTGAGCATCGCTTCTCGGGCAACTTGGGGAGGCGCGGGTTCATACGTCTCCTTTGGTTGGCTCAATTTTCTACCCGCGTATATAAGACCTGCGATAGCTGCTACAGATATGGGATCAGCCATTCTTATTTCTTATTGATATTTTTATTTACGTACCTTTGCTGAAACATACTATTTTGCACTTCGGAACGAGTGCTCATTGGTTCGTACGTCATGCTTTGCAAAGGAAGTTTGCATTCCATGTTTTGGAGTGGGAACAAGTTTTGTTCATACGTCTTCGCGAGTACCTTATTAAAGCGAGAGGTCGATTGTGGTCGGAGTTCATCACTCGTGTCAATGAATTCCGCTGGAGCACCCTTGCCCGCCATGTATGGCGACGTGCCATACACCATAGTATTTGGACGACCGGAACCATAGTTCAAGGTGCTGGGCTGAGGATACACGAACACTTCTTCGGTAGCACAGTTTACTGGAACGGCTGGGTTTTGAACCAACTTAAGACCGGGCTGCAATTGGTAAGCCATTTATTAT